GGGAACATCTACTACGGCTCCAACCTGTTTACCGACATGGTGCTGGACTACATCAACAAGGGGATCACCACGGAATTTTCCATCCAGGTGACCAACGAGGACCCGGCCACTTCTGTGGGCCGCCAGACCATCGCCGTGTATGGCTGCACCCTCACCGGGGAGATCCCCATTGCCATTTTGGACAGCGAGGAAGCCATGCTCAATTACGACTTTGAATTTACCTATTCCAGCATCGAGCGGCTTGAGGCGTTTTCTGAGCCCACCCGCTACGGCAACTAAGGAGGAACATCCATGAGCAATTTATCCGCGTTTTTGAACCCCGTTTCCCTGTATGAGGAAAAAGAGGTGGTGGTGTCCAAACGGTTCCAGGATAAGGACGGCAACCCGGTGCCATTTAAGATCCGGTCGCTGACCGAGGACGAGAACGACGCCTGCCAGAAGAAGGCCCGCCGCACCAGAAAGGTGAACGGGCGGCTGGAAGAGTACCAAGACCAGCTGCTCTATATGCGTTCTTTGGTGGTGGAGGCTACGGTGTTCCCAGACTTCCGCGAGGAGCAGCTGTGCAAGAAGTACGGCACCCTCACCCCGGAGGAAGTCCCTGGGAAAATGCTCCGGATCGGGGAGTATTCCGCCTTGGTCAGCGCCATTATGGAGCTTTCCGGCATTGAGATGAACACCGTGGAGGAAGAGGCAAAAAACTGATGGACGGGGAGGACGCGGACACATGGCTGGCCTACTACTGCTTTGTGAACCGCAACTGGCCCCCGTCCTTTTATTTGAACTTGCCCTACCGGGAGAAGGTTCTGATTTCCCAGTTTGTCCACCATGAGGTGGAAGCCCGGGAAAAGCAGATGAAGAAAATGAAGCCCCGCAGGAAGAGGTGACGGTATGGCGACCATTCGGGAAGAGCTTGTCTTGGTGGACAAGTTTTCCAAGGTTTTGAAAAACTATATCACTGGGCAGGAAAAGGCCAGCAAGGAAACCAACCGGGCAAAAAGCGCCTTGGATAAATTCCGTTCGGCTTCCATTGTAAGCAGCAAAGGCGTTTCCTCCCTGACCAGCGCCGTCACCCGTCTGGCGGGGGCATATTTGATCATCCAGGGGCTGCGGAATGTGCTGAACCTCTCCGACACTCTGAGCCAGACCACCGCCCGGCTGGACATGATGAACGACGGCCTGCAAACCACCGCCGAACTGACGGACATGATCTACGCCGCCGCCCAGCGTTCCCGAGGCTCTTTCACCGCCACGGCGGACATGGTGGGCAAGCTGGGCAACCTTGCCGGGGACGCTTTTTCGTCCACCCAGGAACTGGTGGCTTTTTCCGAGCAGCTGAACAAGCAGATCGCCCTTTCGGGGGCCAGCGCCCAAGCGGCGGACGCGGCCATTTTACAGTTGGCCCAGGGCCTTTCTTCCGGGGCGCTCCGAGGGGAGGAATTAAACTCCGTCCTGGAGCAGACCCCCACCGTGGCGAAAACCATCGCGGACTACCTGGGCATGAGCACCGGGGAGATGCGGGAGTTTGCCTCGGAAGGGAAGCTTTCTGCGGACATTGTGAAGAACGCGCTCCTGAGTGCCGCAGAGGAGACCAACGCGGCTTTTGCCCAGATGCCCATGACCTTCGGGCAGACCATGACCCAGCTGCAAAACTACGCCATTATGGCTTTCCAGCCAGTGCTGCAACAACTCAATGAGTTTATCAATTCGCCGCTGTTTGAGCAGATCAAAGCGAATATTGCTGGGGCGATCAGTTCCATAGCGTCTTTCGCTTCCCAGGCTCTGGGGGTTGTAACGCAGGTGATTCAGTTTATTGCTGATAACTGGGCCGTGATTCAGCCCATACTGACCGGTATTGTGGCGGGGTTTCTGGCATGGCAGGTGGCAACGGGCCTTGTGGCGGCGGCACAGGCTATTTTGAACTTTGTACTTTCTGCCTCACCGTTGACCTGGATCATCCTTGCCATTGTGGCCATTGTGGCGGCTATAGCCATGTGGATTTCCGCTGTGGGTGGTTTGCAGGCTGCCTGGCTGATAGTAGTGGACGCTGTCCTCACTGCCTGGGATTACTTAAAGCTGGGCTTTTGGACGGGCGTTTTCTGGATTATGAACCTGTTAGACCAAATGGCTCTGGCTTGGCAGCAGGCGGGGGTAGCCGTGGCAAACTTTGTGGATAACATGAGAGCGAACGTGCTCACCATCATTCAGGACATGGTAAACGGGGCCATTGATCTGATCAACTGGTTTATTGAGCAGCTGAACAAGCTTCCCGGTGTGTCCATTGAGGCAATTGCTCACACCACTTTTGGCGCAGCGGCCCAGGCCGAAGCGGCAGCCAACGCCCAGTCCCGGGCTTCCGATTTAGCCGCAAAGGAGGCCCAAAACGCCGCCAACAAAGCGGACCGGCAAGCCCAGCTGGACGCCATGTTTAACGAGCTGCAAGCGAACCATGCCAGCCGCCAGGATGAAATCCAACAGTTGCAGCACGCCTCCCAAAGCAGCGGAAGCGGGAAGGAATGGGGCGATTGGGGCGGCGGAAACGGGTTGAACGGTATCGGCGGTTCCGGTGGAATCGGCGGCACTGTAGGCGGCATCGGCGACTCGGTGGGCGGTTCCCTTGGCTCGGACGTGGGGGCCATCAAAAAGGAAGTTGCCATGTCTGAGGAGGATTTGAAATCCCTGGTGGACATGGCCGAGCGGAAGTACGTCAACGAGATCAACCTGAACGCCCAAACGCCGGTGATCACGGTGAACGGCCAGAACACGGGCAACACCAAAGAGGACAGGAAAGCCCTGGCAAACGCCATCCGGGACATCCTGGTGGAGCAGGCTTCTTCCGCCTCCTTCAAGTCTACAGCGAGGACGGTGTGACATGGCGAACAACTACGGCTTTTTCTTCACCCGGGACGGCACCGTGATCCGGCTGCCGGTCAACCCGGAGAAATTCCCCATTGAGCGTGGGAACGAGAACGACGATTACAACGTGCTGGCCTTGGGCCCCATCATGGTGCCCCGGGACCCGTCGCTGAAAGTGATCTCCCTTTCCAGCTTCTTCCCCGGGCGGCCCCTGTCCTATGTGCTCAACTCCGGAAGCTTTCAGCCGCCGGAATTTTACATGGATTTTTTTGAAAGCGCCATGAGAGACAAAGCCCCCATCTTGTTCACCCCGGTGCGCTATTACGAAAACGGGGAGCCTTTCATGACCCAGGACGAGGGCTTGCAGGTGCTGGTGACCCAGTTCGATACCGAGGAGCGGGGGGGAGAGACCGGCGACTTCTACTACGACCTGGAACTGACCGAATATAAGGACTATTCCCCCTTGGCCATGCGGATCGAGGAGGAAGAGGACGGCCAGTCCACCGCCGCCACGGAACCGGCCCGGGAAACGCCCCCCGCCCAGATCACCGTGGGCTGCACCTGCATCATGAACGGGAAATACTGGTATTCCAGCTATGGGGACAGCCCCTGGGGGCAGACCAGCAACAAGCGGGTGAAGGTGTCCCGCATCGTCACTTCGGACCCCGCCCGGGCCCAGCCTATCCACATCACCACAGAATCCGGCGGGGCCTTGGGGTGGACGGCAAAAGCCAATTTGCAGGTGGTGAGCGATCAATGACCTACGAACTGCTGATCGCCACCCATGCGGGGCCTATCTACAACGTTGCCAACAATGTGCAAAGCGTGACCTATACCACCAACCGCACCGGGGAGCCCGGGAAGCTGGAATTCACCTTGAACAAGGCCGGGGGGATCTCCTTTTTTGAGGGGGACGTGGTGCGCTTCTCCGTGGACGGGACGCTGGTGTTTTACGGCTGGATCTTTACCAAGTCGAAAGACCGCTGGGACGTGATCGAGGTCACCTGCTACGACAGGGTGCGCTACCTGAAAGCCTCCGCCTCCTATGCCTTTTACGGCCAGACGGCGGGGGAGATCATCCGGAAAATCGCGGCGGACTTCCAGCTGGATGTGTCCGGCATCGAGGACACCGGCTATAAGATCCCTTCCCTCATCGAGGAGGAGCAGACCTGCCTGGACATCATTGAGGAGGCCGTGCAGCAAACCCTGCTGAACACCGGGAAAATCTATGTTTTCTTCGACGACGGCAAGGGCCTTTCCTTGAAGGAAGCGGGGAATATGATCGATAAAACCGTTATTGGAGACAAGTCTTTGCTGACGGATTACACCTACAAGACCGACATAGACGAGCAGACGTACAACTCGGTGAAGCTGGCCCGCCCCAACGAGGAAACCGGCCGGGCGGACGTGTTTGTGGCCCAGGATTCAAACACCATCGCCCAGTGGGGGCTTTTGCAGCTGTACCAGACCGTGGATGGCGACGTGAACGACGCCCAGGTGATCGCCCAGGCCCAAGCCACGCTGAAATACTACAACCAGCGGATGCGCACGCTGTCCGTCACGTCTTTGGGCGTGGCGGGGCTGCGGGCCGGGCAGATGGTGCTGATGAAAGTGGAAGGGCTGGGGGACATCAACCTGGACCAGTTTGTCCTGCTGGAAAAGGTGACCCACACCTTCGAGAACGGATCCCACACCATGGACTTTGACACCCTGGCCATATAAGGAGGGCTTATGGAACTGATCCAAGCGCTGCAGCAGATCATGCAGAAAAATATGCAGGCCATGCAGCTGACCAACTTAGTGATGGGCACGGTGACGTCTGAAAGCCCTTTGGAGATCACCAGCAACACGGCGATGGAACCCCTGCGGGCCGGGGTGCTCTACCTCACGGAATCGGTGATCGAAAAGAAGATCCCCGTCCTGCGGCACACCCACACCGCCCCCGGCGGGGCCACCGGCCCGGCTTTGGAGTCGGTAGTGTGCCAGGAGGACGGCAAATCCCTGCCGGTGGAGGGGGGCTATATCATCCTCAACCGGGGGCTGGAAGCGGGGGACAAGGTGCTCATGCTGCGGGTGCAGAACGGGCAGAAGTTCCTTGTGCTGTCCCGCGTATTTGAATCGTAAGGAGGTGGCCCCATGCCCACATTGCCCGAGGGGAACGGCATTGATATCCAAAACGTGGTGTTTGAGTCCCAGCCCGATTTGACCTGGTGGCGGGACCCGGACACAAACCGCATCGCCGGCACGGCGGACGGCCATAAGGCAGTGGCCCAGGCTGTGGAAGTCATGCTCCTGGTGGAGCGCTTCCGCTGGCAGATCTACAAGCCCTTCTTCGGGATGCAGTGGGAGGGGCTGCTGGGGCAGAACCCCGGCTATGTGGCCGCCGAACTGCAGCGGCGCATCCGTGAAGCGGTGGCCATCGACGACAGGGTGACAGGGATCTCCGGTTTCTCCTATACCCTCAGCGGCGACA